TTATTAATTTGCTCATCTAGCTTTAATACTTCTTTAGACTGTGAGGTTATACCTTCCTGAGCAATTAAGTTAGATCTTTTGGCCTCTAAGCCTTTCTTTGTAGCTTCCAAAGAATCTACTTCGAAGGATAGTTGAAGTTTGTATGCGGCAGAATTCATTTTTGCAATATCACCAATTTGTTTTGCGGTATTTGCATGATTTCTTGAAATTTCAACAGCTTGTGCTGCTGTCTTATTGTTCTTTGCTACTAGTACTTGAACATCTTCTAGAGTTTTCTGATAATTTACAATCTCAGTACCATCGGCGGCTATTGAAAGAACCATATCGGTGCCTAGAGCCTCTGCGAGTCTTGTAACTTCTGCTCTCTGTTCTTTAGTGACCAGTTCTATATTTGTAGTTCCTGTTTCTTCTGCTTTTTCTTTTACTAAATTTAACGCGTTCACCAAACCACTTACATTAGTATACAGTTCACCAAACATACCTTTTGATTTTTCAGAGGCGCTTTTAAGCTGATTCTCTAACTTAATAGTAGCTTCATTAGCTTCATCTTGGGCTGCTTTTAATGCTTTTGCAGGTTTTTCTATCTCTGATACCGACTTTACTAAACTATCAGCATCTATTAATTGACCTTCTTTAAATCCTGCAAGTCTACTTTGAATCTTTTCTAATTTAATCAGTTCATTACCAAAAACTTTCGTCATCCCTGTAGCTTCAATTCGTGCTTTTGCTTCTTCTAGAACTTGCTGCGCTGCTTCTTTACTTATACCTTTTGACTTATTTAAGATGGCTTGATATCTTGCTTCAGCTATTGCAATGTTATTTTTCTTTGCAATAGCTGAAAGGAGCATACCTACTTCTGCATTTCTCGCTTTGACTAAGGCTTTTAAAGCTTCTTCTTCCTTTTGTGCATTTTCTTCTTGTTGAGCAGATACTACTTTATTTACTCCGGCACTTACCTGATTCAACAAACCTACTCTTACAGACAGCATTTTGTTTGTTTTTTCAAATATACTATCTGTTTTTTCTAATTCTTTATTTAACTGATTGGCTACTCTAGCAAAACTATCGAACGAATCAACAACTTCGTCTGCTGCTTTTGCTACAGCGCCCTTTTTGAACATATCACCTAGTAGAGGGCTTAGTAGTGAGAAAGCAGTAAATGCCCATCCAATAATAGGTACAAATCTTAAAAGAGCAGATCCAAATAATCCAGCACTTTTTGTAGTAGCTTCAAGCCCTAGTTTTAATTTATTTAACTTACCGGAGGCCTTTCCTACATCTTTAAAGTGCTGTTTAGCGCCTTTACCTGCAACTGCAAATCCTCCCATTACAGAAGATTCTCCGATTTTATTTTGATAAATAGACTGACGTTTTGATAACTTAGAAGATTTTTTAGCTAATTGACCTTTGTCTCCCAGCATTGTTCGTTGGCCTTCTAGAGCAATAAGGGTTTGAGTTTCTGCAATTAATGCTCGTATTTCTGCAAGCTCTCTCTTCTTATCAACGGATGCGTTAGCTCCATTTGCTTTGATTCTAATTGCACGTAGTTTTTCAGATTTCATTAGCTGGGTTAGAGCCGACTTATATTGAGCAATAGTTAAGGTACCTGCCTTAAACTGAGCTTCAACAGCTTTAACACTTGGAGGTACAGTTTTAAATGCTGCATTTACTTTCTTAACAGCCCCAAGATATTGAGTAGATACCACTCGAGCAGCAGATGTTGCAGATGCGGCTTGTTGAGCAGCTGTAGCGGCATTTGCTGCTGCCATATCTCCTAAAGCTGGCAAAAGCATTCTGGTGATAGAACTTGCAAATAAAATAATCGCACCTGTCATCGCAAACTTACTATTAGACAGGAAGTTAATTACAGGTATTAAACCTACATTTATAAGTGTAGTCATATCTTTTACAAGATCTTGAAAAGCAGAGCTAAGCTTTGAATAAGGGTCTGGATCAATACTGTCAATTACAACGGAAAACTTTTTCTGTCCTTGATCAATAGTAGCATTTAGAAATGCTTGTTGTTTCTCAAATCTAGTAAGCTGAGTGACTGTTTTACCTAGACTTGCGGCATAGTCTTGAGAAGCTTTGTCAAGTCGAACCATGATACCTAATTCATCAAGAATTTCAGGTTCTAGTTTAGCAGTACCTTTTACAAGACGAGTAAGTGCATCACCCATGTTTCTACCAAGTGCGATAGAAGCTCCTCGAGCCACTTTAGTTAGTTCTTTTAACTGATCGATACCGAATCCGGCAGACATAGCCAAAGCAGTACCTTCCATAGCTTCTTGTAAGGTAACAGCAGAGCCTGTAATATTTTGAATTTCTTGTGCAACGTAAGGAAGGTTTTGACCTGCAGCGTTACCTACAGATATTAGGCCTTGCTCTAGCTGTTGTAGAGCGGACGCTCGTTGTAATGCTCCAAAAGCGGCGGTAAGGGCAAATACGTGAGCCATAAGAGTTGCATAAGCGGCAACAAGACCAGAGGTTCCCCTAGCCGTTGCTGCGAATGCTTTTGTTTGATTTCCCTGTAAGTTAGCAACACCTCTAGCACTTCTATTATAGTTAACTGTAGAAGCAGTAGCTTTATCCATGCCTTTTGCTGCTTTGTCGGCATTTTTAGCTACCTGCTGTAGACTGCCGTCAGAGTTTACCTTAAATGTTACTTGAACCGTATTATCAGCCACTAGTTTTTCTCTTTAGCTTGTCTCTTTCTCTCTTCATTACTTCTTGAGATTGTTTGACAGCTCTTGTCTCTAGAAAATGTAATATATCTAAAAACAGTTCTTTATCTTCTACTCCCCATACTTCCATGAAAATAGGTAAGTTAGTATAATCTTTGCCTAAGTAACCAATATCTGCAGCTACTCTATCGCCCATCATATTAAAGGTATTTAATGCTTGTACTACTATATCAGGAAAATCCTCCCAGTCGGGAGGTATTTCTGTATCTAAAGGTTCTTTACCTAACTGCTCACACATTGTTAGGTAACGCTCTCGCGTCATTTTTGTATCACTGTTCTTTAGATACCTTTCGAGCCGGTTTAGTACTTCCTGCTTTTCGTTCTGTACGAAAATTGTCTAAATCAAAGACTACCTCATTGAGCCAAGTATCAAATTCAGTGGATGAGCTTACTAATACTTCTGCGTTTTCTTCGCTATACTCTAAAGTCTCTTCTGGGTCTTTACCTTCCATATCAATAAGTAGTAAAGTTTCAAGGTGTTCAAGTGTTAAACCGCTCCAGTTTTTTACTACAGATTTTGTAAACTCTGTTATAAACTTATCCTCGTCTAATGTCTCAATAGCTTGTCTTGTTTTTCTATCGAACTTTTGACCGGTACACTTCTTTCTTAAACCTGTTAGTTCCTTTTTTGATAAATTTGCAACTTCTATTTTAAAACCTGGTAATCCAGGAAAATCAACCCATACTGCTTTAGTGTCGATCATTAGTTTTTTTAATTCCATTGTAACTCCTACGCGTTATTAATTTTAATTATAGAACTTATTGTATTGGAGCCTGCATCATTCATTTTCCAATCAAAGCTCTGTGTAAAGGCATCTGCAACTGTGTTTCTATTTGTAAAAGTACACTGTGCGATGTCAAATTGAAAACCGGTTGTACTATCTTTTCCTGTTTTAATTACAATAGGTACTCCGGTTTTGTGTGCTTGTACATACTTATGGGACGTACTGTCTGTAACATACTGCCCTACAGACCCAGCTAACTTTCTATCTTTAACTAATGCTTTCTCAGGAAAGATAGTTCCATCAGATACAGGGCCTGTGTATACAGCCGTAGCTACAGTATCTGAATTACTAAGAGATCCGGTACTACTAATAGTATAATTAGTCGATTCTAGTACCTCACCTGTTCTACTTATTGCTTCTACTCTATAAGAATAACTACTTTTTGTAGAATTTCCTCCATTGTTGAAGGTTACAACCCCTGTTGCTCCATTTATAGATAAATGACTTGGTTCAGTACTAATAGAAGTTATATTAAGAGAAAAAGTATCTCCCCCTCCTGCAGTGGTCGGGAATGACACGTCATTGGTACCGTCCCACAAAAAGCTTGTGGCCCCTGTCGCACCACTAACAACATTAAATCTATAAGTAAACATAGTATAAGGAAATGTTACTGCAGACCCACCCTCTGTAGGCATATCATTATTTACTGCTGAATAATCTACACTATTCCTTGTATCATACCCTACTGCAAACGTATTATCGGATATATTTTCAAAATTTTGAGCGGCAAAAGCTCCATTATCTATATGTTTTGTTATACTCTGTGTAGTTATTTTATTACTATCAAAGTATAGTCTAAAAAATACGGCATTAACTAATGAATTAATATTTATATCTATATCAATATCAAAATAACTTCTATCAGCTGCCCAAGTCACACTACCTATATAAATATCTTTATCAGGGCTGATAGGGGCTGACCCTATATACTGCCCTACACTATCATTTTGACTCGCCGCTTGTGCGGGTGTATAAGTGCTAGTAGTGTCTACTAAATTAAAATGACTAAAATCGCTTGAATTCAAATCAATAGACTTATTTAGTGTTCTATTTTCTACCCATTCTATATTATTTTGCAGTTCTGCCGACACACTAAACAAACAATCTAAGGAAGTGTTGTCTACACTAGCTTCAAGATGGTCTGTAAATACTTGATGAGTTTTTGTGCTTGATCTAGTTAAGGAATTAAAAGCGGAGGTGCGTTTTGCCCCTTCTGTACTGCCGTACCTTTTTAACTGCGACCCCTGTGCTTGTATTTGTAGTCTTAAAGGCTTATCTCTTTCTATTAAAAAAGAACCGCTTTTTACAACACACTTATTTATGTAGTATAGGTCGTTCGGCATCTGAATGTATAGATCAAACTGTTTCAAACCATTATTTGAGTTTAGTTCTCGCAAACATTCATACACAGGTGCAAAATCATTTTCTTCATATAAAGGCAGTGTAAAAGAAACATCTGCCGGATTTGCTTTCTTAATATTTGACGCTTCAAAAAACTTAGTAGGTTCATGTAGCGTTTTTTGAGAATAAGCATTGTCAGTAAAAGTTTGATTAAACTGTAAATTACTCTCAACATCTAGTAATATAGGTACGCCGTGGTTATTTCTATCTAATACCAATTGATCACTATAAACCCTTAAAGGTGAAGTTATAGTTCCACTCCAAGGAGTATAAAAATCTGCTTGAACTGCAGAATCTCTTCCTGCTATAGAGTCTAGTCCTTGTCCCCAAGATCCTATATTACCTCCAGTCCATTTATTGGAAGCAAAGGCACTTTTATCTGAAGTAACTTCATTAAAAACAGGTCTATTATCTATCCATAGTTTTACTGTACCATTTGTAGGGTGAAACTCCCAAGCAACTGTATGAGACTGATTATCAAATTCAGGTATATTACTTATTAAAGTTTTTGCAACTACACAATTACTGTTTGTGTTAATATCGGTATTTGAGTTACCACCTCCTGCCCTAGCATAAAAGAATTTTTGCCCATTTTCAGTAACTACCCCTATCCAGCACCCAGCGCCTGTACCACCATGCTCGAACAGACATTCATTGGTATTAGAAAAGCTAGAAGGTAATACCGCTTCTCCTGCCATTAAAGTGGGTAGTATAGATTGGGAAGAATGAAAGCCACTTCCTGCTCCTGTATAAATTGTTGCAAGGTGAGCCTGACTTGAAGTTAGCGTTAAGCCTTCCTCTACACCTGTTTCGGAGATAGGCACAAACCAAACTTTTGCTTCTTTTAAAAAATTGTAATTAGCCATAATTCTCCGAGTAATAAAAAGGGGTCTGAAAAAGACCCCTTCTTAACTTTTTCCTATTCCATATTATAGTCCAAGAGACCACAAATGTCAAGAAATATTTTTTACTATCTATATTATTACAAAGTCTTACCTAAGTATTTGACAAGTACTTCGTCAGTAGAGTCGATATCGGTACCAAGTGCGTGGAAATTAACTTCTAATGAAATTACATCTTCAATAGAATGACTTGGAACTTCTAAGTGGCAAGAAGGCATGTCAAAAATCAAATTCGGAGCAGCTGCACCACCAATCTTAAACTCAAGATCAAAATCGTGTGTAACTGTACTCTTATCTTCAACTAACGCTTCAAATAAATCCATGCTACTATTAGAAGTACTGGATAAATAGCAGGTAAAACTACCTGAAACTGAACGAGTGCCTGTTACATGAGATAGTGGAGTGTTTACAACACCTAGAGTTTCAGGGGTAAGGAATGTCATGTTATTAGATATTGTAATATTACCGCCTGTAAGAGTTAACGTTTGTGCTTGACCCGCCGCATTTGAAGCTACAAGCTCAGTTAAACGATTACGAATAAAGTTACTGGTTTGTGTAGCTAGAGTACCTTCAACTACAGCTGCTGTAGTTGTAAGATCCGTTGATTCGATAAGCTCAGCACCTTGACCTGACCAATTAAGAGTAGTAATTCCATCAATATCAAAATCTACACCTACTTCATTTACACAGCATTTAGAAATTTTATACGTTACTTCGCCGCCGTTATCTCCAGCAGTTTTACCAAGTACAAAATAAATGTTTGCAATACCAAGAGTAGTTACATTTGAATTAGCAAAACTAATTGAAGTACCAGCTCCTGCATTACCATTAGTAATATTATTAAATGTGTAAGAAGAGTATGATGCATCTCCTGCCATCATTGCCCACAATACTTCTTCTACTGCGTGAGTGTTTGCTGCATCATCTGCGTCGCCTGTACCTCCCGAGCCTCCCGATACGAAAGGACGTGCATAAGTAGAGAAACTCCACTCTGCTGGAGCAAGAGAGTCGTTAAACATCTTGCGACCGCGTCGGCTTACATTTGAGCCTGCCGACATTTCGTTCAAAGTTATTTCTGAACTATTTGTTGCTTGAGAAAACGAAAACCCATCAAGAACAGGAATCTCAAAAAGAGCTTGTTCTGTTGTCCCGTCAGCCGCCAAAGGGGCTACATAGACTTTCGTATCTCTACTAAAAAACATTGTATCTGCCATAGTATTTCTCCTATGTTATCTTGAAAAGACAAGGACGTGAACTTTTGTTCGTGCCTGTATTTTCTAGTATCGAACCTCTATAGATATTTCACCAACACCTAAAGGTTCAAGTACACCTTCATCAGTATCTACACTAATGATTGTGATTTGTTGAGTGTACTGAGTCGCATTATTACGATCCTTGTACTCTAGTTTTGAGTTTTCTTCCAGTACAGTCTCTACATCTTCTAATAACTCGTCTAAAGCGAGTACAGAATCTTCATCTTGCACATAGCAACGAAGAGTTACTGAAAGAAATCTATCTTTATACCCTCCACCCTGATATTCGCGGGTTTCAGATCCGGCATTTAGGTGAACTGCAGGAAATTCCTCCACCTCATCCCAAAATTTAAGTCTAGGAGATACATTTTGCGCAAGATCTGTAAGATAAGTTCCTGTGCCGTTTATATCCTTTAACTTTTCAGCAAGAGCATTCACAATACCCAAACGTCTAGTTGTATAATCTCTTGCTGCCATTAAGTTCTCCTAGTGTAGAATCTACCTATTGCAAACTGTGTTGCTAATTCTCGAATAGATCTATCAATTAATGTTCTTGGGTCTCTTTCAGGAGTTGCCCATCTTGCATCTCCTGCACCCATTTCAAATACTTCGTAAGGATTCTTTTGGTAAGTGTACCCTACGCTTGGGAAGCCTTTAGAAGTTTGTACAATATCTGTTACTCTTACACTCTCCGAAAATCTACCTGTTCTATTTACTAATCCTGGTGCTATCATGTTTTTTCTTATAGTATCGGGAAGTTGTTTATTCAACATCGCAATCATTTGTAAAGGATTAAAATCCATGGAACTTGCTTTTACTCTTCTACGAGGTTTTTTCTTCTTTGGCTTTGCAGTAAGATTAGTTATTTTTAACTTTTTTGCCTTACTTTTAACTGGTGTTTTAGAACCATGTTTAATTTTAGTTTTTGCTTTAACTCTAGTATTTTTTACCTTCTTAAACGGATCAGTTGCTGCTTTTAATATTTTCTTTTTCTGTATATCAGTAAAACTATCTGAGCCTGGAGCATCTAGAAGAAAGTTAGCATCTGAATTTACTATTTTTACTAAGTCGTCTACCATATTAGTAAACTCTTTCTTTTCTTGTTTAGATATACGACCTTCTGCAAGATTCCCTAATTTTGGTCCGATGTGAATATTCATCTGACTAGTTTTAGTATTTCTTATTATAGTGATTTCGGGCATCATAGCCTCTAACCAATCTCTTGCTTCTTGAAAGCTAATATCAGGAATATCTAGTATAGACTCTGATATAGCATCTCTTACTAGAGACTCAGCTACACCTTCATTCTGACCATGTTCCACATGAAAATAATCTGCTGATTTAGAGCCTGTACCTCGGCCAGTTACTTTAATAGAAGCCTTATTTACTTTTTCTGCTAAAACATTTAAGTGTTTTCGTGAAGCAACTGCAGCTTGTCTATATACATTTCTTAGCCTGCCACTGTTTGTTTTTGTACTGTAAAACACTGCTCCTATACCATCCGGTCTTTCGAATGTAATATATACTTTTGCTACCGTAGCACCACTTGCTAACCTATGAAGCTCTTTCTTTATAGCCTCTATAGCAGCATTAATATCTGGGTCTACAATATTTAAAATTTCTCTAATACGAGTATCTGAGTTTGTTTTAAACTTACTACTTACAGTTTGCTCTATTCCCTGCTTTAGTTTATGTTTTTGTACACTAAAGTGGTGTGTTTGCTTATCTGCTGTTTTTTGCCTATAATGTTTAGATTCCCTCAAAAGTTTCTTTTGTAGAGTTGTTAGAAACTTCTGCTGGCCTTGTCTACTCATTAGAAGTTCTTATAAAGATCTAAAACTCTTTTAATGTGGTCAGGAAATGCAACGTTATTTCTCTGACTTGAAGAGCTTTGATTCTGTATGCTCGCACCCGCAATAGTTTGACGTGCTTTGTGCTCATCTTTATTATAGTATGTAATCAAATCAATAACTGCTAGCTGTAGATCGCCGGGAAGGTTAGAAGCTCCATCGTACCCCGCAGTGTATACTACTGTCACTGCACCTCTACCACTTTGAAAAGACTTATCTGCATTTCCTGCTACTCTATAGATGCTATCAGTTTTAGTATCTACATAATAATCGCTATTAACAGTAAGACTTGTATAGCTATCGGATGGAGTACTTCTTTCCGAAACAGAAGTAATAGCAATAACAGGGCTTTCTGTAAGTTGTATGAAGGTGTCTCCATATATTATATCGAATACTTCTGTTTTTGCACTACTATAGTGATCTACAAAAGTATTATTACAATAAGTTTTTACTAATTGACTTACAGAAGCTATTAACAACTCGAGTTTAGCATCATCTTTAGTAGCCTGAATGCCTTCTGCTGTTTTATAGTCTGTGAGTGATATTAAATTTGCCATATTCTATAAGTCCATTAGTAAAAACTTGGGGGAGGCGAACCTCCCCGAAGTTTAAAAGTGTAACTGCTATTATACGTAAGAAGCACGTACCACAGGAGCGTTACCAGCAGTGCCAGCTTCGATTTGATTGAAGCCAACAGACTGAGACGCGACCAATGCAGTGCGTTGATTTGCTGCAGAGTACTCAGACTCAATGTTAACACCAGCAAGACGTGGGATAACATAGTTATTTACGTTAACCGCGGCGGCTGCAGTAGTAGCCACAGCACCTGTTGCTGATAGTTGATTTGCAAGAATGTCCGAAGAAATTACAGGAGAACCAAATACAGTACCAACTAGACCAGTGATTTTACTAGCAAGATCAGAACCAACTTCAGTTACATCAGTAAAGCCAGGACCATCGATAAGCTGTAAGTAGCCATCTGTAGGTAGAATATAAGCAACATCTTGTGGGTTCATACCAAATTTACCCATTTGTTGACGCATTGCTAATAGACCGCCTGCAGTGATTTGATCTGTATCACTTGCATCAACGTTGATGTTAAGACCTTCTTTAGCAGTGTTCACATCACCAGTAGCTGCAACACCATAAGCGTCAGTTACTGTATCAACACCGTCATAGCCTACAAGACCTTTACGTACTGAAGTAGAACTAGCACCTACGAGACACATGCTGTCAATTGCACGAGCGTGTGCACGTGCTAGAGCTGATTGAATCATTGGCAACATAGCAACAATAGTTTGCTCGTCAGTGTCGTTACTTAGGAAAGTACCGGCTACTAGACGGAATGCACGCAAGATAACTTGCTCAGTTGCAAAGGCAGAACCACCACCAGCAATACTGTTAATAAGGCTGTTATCAGTATCAACGATACCGCCAGCACCAAACGTAGCAAGACCAGTATCTGGAGCAAGTGGCAATACAGTTGCGCCGGAAGTAACATTGATCTCGTTAAATAGACCAGAAACACGCTGTTCTAAACGTACTTTTTCTTGGAAAGCGTTGATAACAGTGTTATCAATACCAAGAGAACCTGCACCAGTATAAGTAATATCTGCACCAGCTTTTTCGAACATGTCTTTAGCATAGTCAGTGTCATAACCTTTACCAGTAATAGCACCAAGAATTTTAGCATTTAAGAACTCATTGCCCCAAGCTGACATGTCGCCACCTTTACGGCCAGAGAAGTCTTTTTTGCTTTTACGCATAGCTTCTAACTCTTTAGCTTGTTCAGCTACTTGAGCTTCATATTTTTTAACAACAGCTTCAATTTCGCCTTCTTTAGCGGCTGCAAATTCTTTTTGCATATCTGACTGAAGTTTTTCAACGCCAGATTCAATGCCAGTTTGGATTGAGCTTTTGATTGATTGAGCTTCTAAAGCTTTAGCTTCGTCCGCTTCTTTAGCTGCTTTAGCGGTTGCTTCGTCAGCTGCTTTTTGCTCGGCTTGCTTCATAGCAATCTTAGCAGCTGTATCTTCAGCTACCTTCTTTGCAAAAGCTTCCAAGTCGATGTTTTGATTGTCCATTTTGATCTCCTGATCTGCGGAAATTGTTTCCGCGCTTTTCGGTGTGTGGTCACTAGCTATATTTGAAGAGATATCTTCGTCCTTAGCCAGAGACTGACCGGCTAGATCTACACGATTAGTGAAAGTTTTTTTGAATTCTTCATACTCTTTATCAGAGTCAAAAGACTTCGCGAGCGAAAAAGTAGCTGCCTGGTTACAAGGTACGGAAACAACCGATACCTCAAACAACTCAGCGTCCTTAATCATTAGTCCATCAGTTTCCTTTAGGTAATCCGCGTCCTTGACTTTGAAACCGACGGAAAAGGCTCCAAGGACACCGTCTTTAACGAGTTCAGCAACATTGCCTGGGGCATTTTTGCTGATCTTACATTCGAGCTCTAAACCATTTGGTCCTGCTTTCATAGCTGTGGCTCGACCAATTGGTCTGTCATAGTCATGATTAAACAGAATAATTGGATTTTTCTCAAAGTTTTGTAATCCACCTTTAGTCCAAGCCTCAGCTGAGATTGTATCGCCAGCGCGATCAAAATCTGCTGTACTAGCCATACCACGGATCATTACTGATCCATCGTCTGCTTCTGCGGCTTTGAAAGTAGATGTTAGATTAAAAATCTTATTCATATTATTTCTCTACAGTACTTGCCCTGAGTGCTTCTAAAGGGTCTTGTGAGGTTTCTTCTTTTGTCTTTGTTGCTATATCCCAAAGATCGGGGTTATGTAGCTTCAGATATGTAAGTAGCTTATTCCAATCTCCAAAGTACTTAAAAAGATATTTTGGAGTATATCCCCAAGGTCTTTTGGTATCTGATTTATACTCGTAAAAGCTAGGTATTTTTCCTTTTTCTGAGAAATACATCAATAAAGTTCTAGCAATAATATTCTTTTGTGCTGTGTACATTTTAATCTTCTTCGTCCTCTACGGGGCGACCTCCTTCAGTAGGATTTGAGGCTGAACCTGCAATATTTGCAGGAACTCGTATATCTTCAGCTTCTTCTCTAGCATCATATCCTAAAGCCTCTCTAGCTTCATTAGGTGATATAATTCCACCGTTTACTAAAGAAGTATAGTAAGCTGCTGAATCTCGTAGTTCTGGTTGCAGAGCAGGTACATTTGTAACATCTTCTACAATCTCAAAACCAAAATATCGTGAGAATGCTTTATTTAATTTGTTAGTAATAGGCAGTATAGTTTCAAGATAATACAATCTCATATTTGGACGAATGTTTGCATTATTGCCCGAATCTAATAGTATAGGAGGAACACCAACTGCTTTTAATATAATTTTTTCATTTTCATGAATTGCTGTTTGAAAATCTAATTCCTTAAAGTTTACGTTAGAAATTTTATCTAGTTCCAGACCGCCATCCAATATAAGAGGTCTTCGCCCTCCAGTATCTGGTCTATATCTGTTCTGCCAAGATACTAGCATACGCTCTTTAATTTTATCGGATAAAGTGTTTGGAGACTTTAATACTAATCCTGGTACTGCTCCATTTTCAAAGAAGTTATCTTGAAAAGCTCTCATTCGTGCCATAAGTTTCATAGTTCTTAAAGCAGGCTTTAAACGAGAAACTCCTCTATATGTGTCATAAAAAGAATTATCTTTTACATGAATAATCTCTTCTGGAGTATAGTCTACATCATTATAAGTATATTTTTCTATGTAGGTTTTTGAGTCTCCATGAATTATTACATTATCTGCAGGTAAATGATATAAGTGAGCTCCATCAAAATATATGAAAATATTACCATCTAGTACAAAATCAGTAATAAGATTACGTCTAAAAGTACTAATATCCTGATAAGGATTTGGCTCTCTTACTAGAAGATTCTCAACTTTAGCTCTTTTTATACCTTTTACTACTCCAGATAAGGAGAAAGGCTTAACAGTAGTTTCTACTGCGGCAGTATCATCAATTACCATATTTGCAGAACGATTTACAATTTCTAAATTTTCATAGTATCTTTCATATTGGTTGGTAAACTCTCTAGAAGATTCTTTCTGAACGCCAAGATACTGCTGAATAGGATTCAACTTTTCTTCGACATCAACAGGTTTTTTACTAAAAGGATTATACCAAGCCATGTTTTTCTCTTTGAATCTTTACCCAACGCATCTGCTTTGTAGCTGTAGTCAGTGCTGGATCTTTGCCGTAAATTGAATGAAGTTTCAAATGATGAGTATGA